ACGATCCCGTTTGTCACTGAGCCCGGGCCGCTCCGCGATCGTATCGAGGAAGCTTGGCAGTCGCTCAAGGCGGGGTTGATCACGGGCGTATCGGTCGGGTACCGCGTGCTTGACGGCGGTATGAAAGTTTTAAAAAACGGCGGGCGCCGATTTACACAAACGGAAATTTGCGAAGTGTCGTTAGTCACGGTCCCCGCGAATATGCACGCCACGATCGACGTCATTAAATCGCTCGATACCGCGTATCTGGCCGCGTCTGGCCGCAATCTTTCCGGCGATTCGGAACGAGCCCCGGTTAGTGCGCGAAGGATCGCGCCCGCCATGACAGCACAAGAAAAGATCCAGAATTTCGAGAATACCCGCGCGGCGAAAATCGCCCGGATGTCGACGATTATGGACGCGTCGACTGATTCGACGCTCCCCGACAATCTCCGAGAAGAATACGACGAACTATCGCTCGACGTGAAAGGGATCGACGATCACTTAGTCCGCGCGCGCGAGCTTGAAAAACTCCAGACCGCGAGCGCGACGCGGATCGTTCCGGGCACGGGCGCCCCCGCGCGGATCCCGGTTGTGTCCGTCAAGTCGAATGTCCCCCCGGGGACCGCGTTTGTCCGGGCCGCATGCGCCAAGCTCGTCTGTAACGGCAATCTGCACGAAGCGGCCGAGTACGCCAAGCGTTGGGACGCGACGACGCCCGAAGTCGCGTTGTACTTGAAAGCGGCAATCGCGCCCGGAACCGTGACGGACGCGACCTGGGCGGGCCCGCTCGTGAATCAGAACATTGCGGCCGATTTTCTGGAATTGCTCCGGCCCGCGACCATTCTCGGCAAAGTCCCCGGGCTTCGGACGGTCCCGTTTAATTGCAAAGTCCCATCGCAAACGGCGGGCGGGACGTACGGCTGGGTCGGGGAAGCGAAACCGAAACCGGTAACGAAGCTCGCATTCGCGGCGGAAACGCTCAGTATCGCGAAAGCGGCCGGGATCATTGTCCTGACCGAAGAATTGGTCCGGCTATCGAATCCGTCCGCCGAAGCCCTTGTCCGGGCCGACATGATCGCGGGGATCGCGCAATTTCTCGATTCGCAATTTATCGATCCCGCGGTCGCGGCGGTAGCGGGCGTCAACCCCGCATCGATCACGAATGGCGCCCCCACGGCCGCGGCGACAACGAATCCCATGGCCGACATCATCGGCCTGATAAACCACTTCGTCACGAACAACATTCCCGTTGACGGGGTCACGTTTATCATGTCGGCCGCGAATGCCCTGGCGTTGTCGTTCCGATCGAATCTCGACGGGTCGCCCCAGTACCCCGGGGTCACGATTAACGGCGGGACGTACAAGGGGTTGACGTTTGTAACCAGCCAAGCGGCCGGTACCAACGTGATCGCGCTCCAACCGTCGTTGATTCTGTACGCCGACGAAGGCGGGGTCACGATCGACGCGTCGCGGGAAGCGTCGTTGCAAATGGACTCGGCGCCGATGTCGCCCGCGGACGCGACGACCGTGTACGTATCGCTCTGGCAGACCAATTGCGTCGGGCTCCGCGCGGAGCGGTTCGTTAATTGGAAACGCGTGGGCGTTTCGGTCAAGTACCTGACCGCGACCGCATGGCCCGCCCCGACGGGCGTTGCGGGCGAATCGGCGGCGCCCCAGTCCGCGCCCCACGCGCGTTAGTTTCTCGGCCGCGGGGCGCGTCGAGTCGGACGCGCCCCGCGGGGATCGGCCCTGGGCCCCAATGCAGTTAGAAATTTTCGGGTTGGAACTAATCGCCCGCAAAGCGGCCGCGAATCTCCGTCCGATCGATTCGCCTTCGGGCCGCGGGGGTTGGTACCCGATTATCCGCGAGCCCAACACGGGCGCATGGCAACAAAACGCGGAAATTACGGGGAGTACGGCCCTGTCGTACTTCGCCGTATTCGCATGCGTGACATTGATCGCGGCCGATATCGCCAAGCTCGCGTTACGGCTCATGCGACAAGACGACGAAGGGGTCTGGAACGAAACCACGAACCCCGCGTACTCCCCCGTGTTGCGGAAACCCAACCGGTACCAGACGACGCAAAAATTTATCGAGCAATGGATCACGTCGAAACTGGTACACGGCAACACGTACGTCTTGAAAGAGCGCGATAACCGCGGGCTCGTCAAAGCGTTGTACGTGCTGGATCCGACGAAAGTTTGCCCGCTCGTCGCGGCCGATGGGGCGGTCTATTACGAACTTCGCCGCAATGACCTGGCGGGGCTCGACGCGGGCGCGACCGCAAACGGGGTCACGGTCCCCGCGTCAGAAATCATTCACGACCTGATGATCGCGTTGTTTCACCCCCTCGTCGGGGTGACGCCCTTGTACGCATGCGGACTATCGGCCCTGCAGGGGATCACGATCCAAACGACGTCGAGCAAATTTTTCGCGGGCGGGGCGAACCCTGGCGGGGTTCTAACGGCGCCCGGGGCAATCGGGGACGATACCGCCAAGCGGCTCAAAGAATACTGGGATACGAATTTTACGGGCGCGAATATAGGCAAAGTGGCGGTCCTAGGCGACGGGCTGAAGTATGAAGCCATGACCGTGAACGCGGCTGACGCTCAACTAATCGAACAATTGCGTTGGACCGCGGAAACCATATGCGCGTGCTTTCACGTCCCCGCTTTTATGATCGGGGTCGGCCCGCCCCCGCCGTTTTCCAGCGTCGAGCCCATGCAACAGCAGTACTACTCGCAATGTATTCAGAGCTTGATCACGTCGTGCGAATCGTCGCTCGACGAAGGGCTTGGGATCGGCGGGACACAGTACGGAACCGAATTCGATATCGACGACCTGATTTATATGGACACGTCGACCAAAACGAAAGCGGCCGCGGACGCGATCGGGGCGGGGGCCATGTCGCCCAACGAAGCCCGTAACAAGTACTTCGGGCTCGGGAGCGTCAAGGGGGGCAATACCCCGTACATGCAACAACAGAATTATTCGCTGGCCGCGCTCGACGAGCGCGACAAGAATTCGCCGCTCGTCGTCCAACCGGCCCCCGCGCCCGCCGCGCTCCCCGCCCCGGCGACGACGCCCGCGGCCGACGAGCCCGCCGCGGAAACGAAAGCGACCCCCTGGGCCGCGGTCGCGCTCGCGTTGCTTCGGAAAGATTGGGGGGAAATCTCCGATGTCGTCTGACGCTCCCGCGACCGCGGCCGCGCTCGACGGGCCCGCGCTCGTTGTTGAAGCCGTCGAGATAGCCGTTAGATCGGCCCTGGCGCCCGTCGTGGCACGGCTACGCGCGGTCGAAACGGCCGCGGCCGACGTTGGACCCGTCCGGGCCCGCGTTGACGTCCTAGAAGCCCTGGCGCCCGTTCCGGGCCCCGCGGGGCCCCCGGGCGCGGACGGGCTCGGGTTCGACGATGCGACCGTCGAGCATGACGGCGAACGGACAATCACGATTACCTGGGCGCGCGGAGACGCGCGCGTCGAGCGGGCGTTTAAAGTCCCCGTCATGCTCTATCGGGGCGTACATGTTGCCGGGAAACTGTACGAGCGGGGCGACGTCGTGACGCTCGGGGGGTCGCTCTGGCATGCGAACGCGGACACGACGACGCGGCCCGGGGACGGGGCGACCGCTTGGACGCTCGCGGTCAAACGCGGACGGGACGGTGCACGGTGACTGTCTGGACCCCGACCGATCCCGTACTCGTGACCCTGGCGACCGCCAAGCAACATTTACGCGTGTACGACGACGCCCACGACCCCGATATCACGCAAAAGCTCGCGGCCGCGAGCGCGTCGATCCGCGATTACTTAAAAGACCGTAACGATCCGCTTTGGACCGATACGACCGCGCCCCCCTGGATTGGGCAGTCCGTTCTGTTGTTGCTCGCGCATTTGTACGAACACCGGGGCGACGAATTCGGGGGGGCGCAAGACAACGACGCGCGGGTCTGGGAAGCGATCGCGAATCTCTGTCGACGCTCCCGCGATCCCGCGCTCGCGTGACCTATGGCGATCGGGTCGTACCGTCACGTCGTGAAATTTCAGACCCCGACGACCGTACCAGACGGGGACGGCGGGACGATCGAAACCTGGGCGGATTTGCTCCCGCTCTGGGGTGTCAGCGTCCAACCCGCGTCGATTCGCGATTTGGAGCGGCGAACGGCCGGAACGATTGTCGCGGCCGCGACCCACGTGATTATCGGGCCCTATCGGTCGGACGTCGGGGTTGACGATCGCATGATGTTTGACGGGCGAACATTTCGGATCAGCGGGGTTAAAAACGTCGACGAGCGCAAAATCACAATGGAACTATTCGCGGTCGAAACGGTGTAGCCATGCCCAACAAATTGAAATTGTCGGGATTTTCTGAACTACAACGCGACCTGTCGACGCTCCCGATTGATCTCCGCGCTCAGTCCGCGCCGATCGTGACCCAGCATGCCCGCCGCGCGGCCGAACTACTCAGGGCTACGTATCCCGTCGTGACGGGCGCGCTACGGGCGGGCGTGAAACTGATCGAGCGCGTCCCGCGCGGGGTTGCCGTTTTGTATACGGTCACGTCGAGCGCGGCCCACGCGCACTTGTACGAATTCGGAACGAGCAAAACGAGCCCGCGGGCGACGTTTCTCCCGATTACAGAGCGCGAGCGTCGCCAGTCGACGACCGCGGTCGCGGACGTCGTGACCCGCGCGGGGTTGAAAGTGACAGGGGCCCGTGATTAACGCCAGCGAAATCGAGCGCGCATTGATCGGCAAGCTCGCGAGCGATCCGCAATTGGCCGCGCTCATGCCGGACGGGGTCTATTGGGATCTGGCGACCCTGGGATCGGAAAAGTTCGTCATCGTCACGTTGTCGACAAGTCGGGGATTGGCCGAATTTCACGACGTCGACACGTTTCGGACGTTTGTGTATTTGGTTAAGGCCGTGGCCCTGGGGACCGATAGCGACCCGATCGCGCCCGCCGCGGAACGGATCCAAGCCCTGTTAGATCACGGCGACATCACTTTCCCCGCGGCCGCGGGTTGCTCGCTCATGCTGTTGCGTTGGGTCGATCGCGTCCGGTATACGGAAACGGCCGCGGGGGAAACGTGGCAACACCGGGGCGCCCGGTACGAAATCACGGTCACACCACTGTAGGGGGATCAATGGCTCGACGACATGGCAGTAAAGGATCAGTAGAAATGGACCCGACCGGGGGATCGACCCCCGTTGTCGTCGCGTCGCTAAATCAGTGGTCTATCGACCTGGGACGCGACCGCGCGGACGCAACGTGCTTCGGGGATCTGAACAAAGTGTACGTACAAGGGCTCCCGAATATCGAAGGCGAAATCGGCGGGATCTGGGACGAAGCCGCATCGCAGGTACTTTTCGGCGTTGCCCTGGGCGACGTCGCCGCGTACCTGAAGCTCGTCCCGTCAACGCTGGCGCCCACGTATTTCTTTTCCGGGCTCGCGTATGTCGACGCGGGGATCGACGTCAGTGTGGACGGAGCGATCGAAGTGTCGGGATCGTTCGCGGCCGCGGGCCCCTGGGCCATGGATCCCGCGGCCCCGTAATCGGGCGTCGTCGTGCAGCGGGGGATCCGGGGCGGGGCCGCGTCGATCAAGTGGGCGTATTTCACGGCCGCGGCCGTACACGGCTACATGGTCACGCACGACAAAGACGTACGCGTCTGGACCGTCACTGGGACGTTTGTTCCGGGGCTCGTTGACGCGTTCAAAATCGCGCAACGGCCGTTGTTTTTCGTCGCCCCGCTCAAACGCGGCGCATGGCGTTGGGAAATTCAGACGTTAACCCGTCTCGACGGGGGGCGATTTATTGCCACGTTGGGACCGATGACTATGGACGATCACAATGGGCTCGCGCGTCCGACGACCCGAAATTGACACGTTAGAAATTTCCGGGGGCGATACGCTCACGGTCAAACGGTATCTGACCGCGGGGGAATTTCGGCAATTGATCCGCGGGGCAATCCGGCCCGTGACCATTGACGCGGCAGCCGCGGCGAACGGGCACGGGCAAAATACCGTGTTTGAAATCGACCCGACCGAAGTAGGACTAGCGACGGTCGTGGCGTACTTGCTCGATTGGACGTTTACGGATTTCGACGGGCGCCCGCTCGTGATTCGCGATCAACCCCCCGCGGTCGTCCGGGCCGCGCTCGACGCGATCGACGCGGCATCGTACGCCGAAGTCCAGCGGGCGATCCAATCACACGATACGGCGGTACGGGGGTTCCTTGCGGCCGAAAAAAAAGCGATACCTGGCGCAACGACGCCCGAACCGACCTAGCGATTTGTCGGGTCATGGGTTGGACGCTTGACGACGTGTGGAATTTGCCAATGCACTATTACGAGTTTCTCGTCGAGGAATTAAACCGGGAAGCGGCGAAAGCGGGGCATTAACCCATGCCCTTAAACGCGAATTTCCTGGCCGATTTCTCGTCGTTTCTCGGGGAAACCGCCAAAAGCATTACCGCCACGAAAGAATTTCAAACGGCCGCGGCCGCGGTCGGCCCCGCGGTCGATCAATCGCTCGCGCAAGCGGGCAAAGCGGCCGAAGGGGCGGGCGGGCATGCGTCAAAAGCCATGGCGGACGCGCTCGAACTTGGGAAGCAAATCGGAAAGTCGCTTAAAACCGTTGCCAGCGATATCACGGGATTTGTCAGCGGGTATATCAACGAATTTGCCGAAGCGGAGCAAGCGACGGCCCGACTCGAAACCGCGCTAAAAAATGCGGGACAGACGGCCCCGGGCGTCGCGAAGCAGTACGGCGAAATTGCGAAAGAGATCCAAAACATTAGCGCGTTTTCGAGCGGCGCGATCACGAACGCCCAGATCATCCTGACGACGCTCGGGGGGATCAAGCCCGACAATATCCGCGATACGTTGATCGCCGTAACGGAACTGGCCCGGGGCATGGCGGGGCAGGGCATGACGCTTGAATCGGCCGCGATCCTTGTCGCGAAAGCGGCCGCGAGCGACGGCGAATCCCTGGGCAAATTGAAAACGATTCTGGGCGAAGCGTACAAACCGGGAATGGATTTCGCGCAAATCATGGAAGCGATCATGACGAAATTCTCGGGGCAAAACGCCGCGTACATTGCCACGACCGCGGGCCATATCGAATCGCTCAAAAATTCCATGTCCGATATCAACGAGAAAATCGGCCAAGTGTTCGCGGAAAATCTCAAAACGATCTTCGATTGGTTTCAACAATTACCGGAAGGGATCCAGACGTTTTCGATTGCGATCGTCGGGTTTGGGACCGCGCTCGCGCCCGTACTCGTGTCAGTGTCGTCGCTGATCAAGATCCTGCAGGGGCTCGGGCTCGCGTCGCTCTGGGGCGCGATTAGCGCGGGGTTTACCGTCGTGATCGATGCGATCGTCGCGTTCCTGTCATTTATCGGTCCCGTGGGTTGGCTGATTCTCGGGGTTGGCGCGCTCGTCGCGGCCCTGTGGGTCTACTGGGACGAAATCAAAGCGGGCTTTAAATGGATTTGGGAACAAATTACCGCGATCACGACGGATATCGTCACCGCGGTATCGAAGCTCTATTACGGGATCAAGTATTGGTTACAAGACAAGCTCGCGGAAGTGTTTGAGTTTGCCGCAACACAGGGCCCGCAAAGCATCGTTGACGGGTTCAAGCGGGCCGCTCAGTTGATCGTGGGGTTTTCGATCGTGCCCGATATGGTCGACGCGATCGGCCGCGAATTCGGGCGACTGGATCGCGTCATGGTCGACCCCGCATGGGCCGCGGCCGACGAAGCGACCGCCGCATTTGCCGGGATTGGCGATGCGGCCTTGCCCACGCTCGCGGCGGGAGCGGGGCGCGCGGGCGGGCCGACGACGATCACGGTCAATATGTCGGGCATGCTCGGGACGGACGACCCGCAAACGCGCTCCCTGGTGTCTGACCTCGTGTCCAACGCGGTTATGCAGGGCATGCGGGGCGGGCGATTGCTCGGGACCGCGTGATAGCCATGGCGGCGGATCCTTCGGCGGTCATTATCTGGATTGGCGACACTGACGTAACGCAATTTGCGCGCGTGGGTCGCGTCCGGATCGATGATCTCTTAAACGACGCGCCCAACACGGCCGCGTTGACGGTCGTTCTGGCGCCCCGGATCGCGGCCCCGCAAACGGGCCCGTTTGCCCGCCATGCGTTCGACGCGGGCGCGTTTAATACGAACGACAATCGCGGGCCCGTGATTTATCCCCCGACCGTCAACGTCGGCGCCCGGATTCTCATGTGGGTCAACGGGGGCGCCGATCAAATTTTCGGCGGGGAAATTACCGCCCGCGAGCAATACGCCGAATTCGATCAACCCCAACACGTCCGGCTCGACCTGACGTGTATCGATTTCACGCGCGCGCTCAACCGGCGCAAGGTCGTCAAGGAATACGGGCAACAGAGCGCGACCGCGATCGTCCTCGACGTGATCGCTCTGTACGCGCCCTGGATTTCGACCGCCAACGTACAAGCGGGGCTCGGGACGATTACCGGGGGGATTACGTTTACGTTTGAGGAAGTGTCGCGGGCCCTGTCGCGGATCGCGGAGAAAATCGGCGCGTATTGGTACGTCGATTACAGCGGCAGTCTACATTTTTTCATTGGGACCGAAGCGGGCCCCGCTCCCGCCCCGATCGTGCCCGGGGGTCGATTTTCGGATCTCAAAATCACGGCCGACCTGTCGCAAGTCCGGACGCGGATCATTATCGAGGGGGACGGCGGGACTGCGGTATTGACGTTGCCCGCGGGCGACGCGATAACGCCAATCAGTCAGACGACCCCGTTTAATCCCGCGGGGGGCATGGCGAAGATCGGCCCCGCGCGCGTCACGTACACGGGGATCCATGCGGGGGGCATTGGGGGCCCGAAAACGAACACAACCGGCCCCGTCTCGGGCGGAACCCCAGATACGCCCGGGGGCCCGCCCCCCGCCCCCCCTGGCGCCCCGACCGTTGCGGTCGCGAGCGCGACAACGACGGGGAAGCTATCGGGCGGGCCGTACTACTACGCGGTCACGTTTGAACTATCGGACGGCTCGCGCTCTGACCTGGGCGCCGCGGCGGGCCCCGTCACGATCACGGGAGCGGGCGCGCCCCCCTTGACGACGGCCGCGCTCATGTCGCCACAAGCGAAGGGGCCGATCGCGGTCGGGGTCGCTTCAGTGTATGCAACGTCGTTTGTCGCGGCGAATGGCGACGAGACGGCCGCGACCCAATTTACCCCAGGGGGCGGGACCGTGACCGGGCGCCCAGTCGCGGATCCGCCCGCGACGATCGGGATTTCGACGATCCCGGGGGCGGGCACGATCGCGCCCGGGTACTACGATTACGCGGTCACGTTTCTGACGCCCGCGGGCGAAACGCTGCCCGCGTTTTTCCGCAACGTGTTTATCTCGGCCGCGAGCGCGAATCGGATCACGTTGCCCACGTCGAGCGACGGGCGGATCGTGGGGCGCCGAATCTACCGATCCAGCGTCGCGGCAACGGTCAACACGACCACGCTTCCCTGGCACCACGTTATCGACATTGCCGGGAATGCCACGGCCGTCTCGACATATGACGACACGGTCCCTGACAATCTCCTGGCGACGCTCAACTATCCCGCCGTCACGAGCGCGACGGACGTGGGCGAAGCGGCGACCGTCAATGTCCCGACGTCGACTCTATCGACAAGACGGGCTCGGGCAATCTCGGTTTATTGCCGAGATCCCCGATAACACGACGACGCTCTATAACGACGTCGTTGTGAGCGGTGGGGGCAATTTGGCCCCGTCCGTCAATCACATTACAAGCGGCGCGGTTAACATTTCTAATATCGCGATCGGGCCCGCGGGCACGGTTCGACGTCGTGTGTTTCGGACGACCGCGGGCGGATCGCAGTACCGCGAGCTTGTGACGCTGGCGAATAACACGACGACGACGTACCTCGATACGGAAAGCGATTCGACGCTCGGGGGCGCCCCGCTCCCGCCGCAAGGCACGCCCGCGACCCCTGGGACCGCGGGCACGATCCCGCCGACGCCCGCGGGGGCCGCGTTGCTCCAAGTCCTAAGCGTGACGGGCTTCCCGTCGTCGGGTTGGGCGATCGTCGAATCGCTCCTGATTCGGTACACGGGGACATATGCCGCGGACGTGTTTTATTTGACGGGGATCCCCGCGTCCGGCCCTGGCGCGATTACGGCCGAAATCCCGCCCGGTACGGTCGTGACCCTAAGCCCCGCGCTCGTCGGCGTTTCGCCAGTCGTCCCCGTGACCCTGGGCGACGCGGTCCAATTGATCGCGCAAGTCGACGACGTACCGGCCCAAGCGGCCCTGGCCGCGCTCGAAGGGGGGGACGGGATCATCGAGCACTACATACAGGATCGACGACTGAGCGAAGCGGGCGCCCGCGCGCGCGGGCTCGCGGAGCTTGCGTTATTTAAAACCGTCGAGACGCAATTGTCATACACGACGCACGACGTCAATACGCGGAGCGGGAAAACGGTACATGTCGACATGCCCGCCCCGACGAGTCTGACCGGGGATTTCCTAATTCAGCGGGTCACGATCGACGACGTATCGATCGCGGCGAATTGGTTTCCGCGACGACACGTCCAAGCGTCGACAACGCGGTTTAGTTTCGACGACGTACTGAACCGGATCCTATTGGAGCAAAGTTAGGTCATGGCAAACGTCACAAAGCATCGTTTCGCGAGCGCGAAAGCGGACGGGGCCGATCTAACGCAAGTCCAACCGTCCAATTGGAACGACGGACACCAATTTATCGGGGGCGCCGCGGGGGACGTACTCACGCGCGATCCGACGGATGCAAATTTCGGCGCCGTCTGGACCGCGGGGGCGGGCGGAAAATTTATCAATAACAGCGGGACCGGCAACCTGGGCGAATGGCTCCCCGCGGGCTTTGACTCCGCGACGCGCGTGATTTTCTGGGACGGGACCGCCGCGGCAACGATCCCCGGATTAAAGGGCGGGGTCAACGGGCAAATCGTGACGGTCAAAAACAATAGTCCCAACGGATCGATCGCGTCGTTTCCTAACCGATCCGCGAGCGCGGCGCAAGCGTACCAATTCGCGAATTTCGCGACGAGCGGCCCGACCGAAATTGCCACGAACGGATCAATAACCTGGGTCAATATCGGGGGCTTCGGCTGGTACTTGCTCGCTCACGAGCAAGGCGCATGGATTACGCCCGCGTTTAACGCGGCCGACTATTACGGGATCGCGCCGCTCACCTGGACCGTCACTGCTGGAGCCGTTGTGCAAGCGGGCTATCGGTTGACGGGCCGGACGTTACAGTATGCGTTCCACGTTGACAGTACGACGGTCGGCGGATCCCCTGGGCCCTGGCTTCGGCGGAAAGTCCCGGGCGGATTTACGCTGTCGGGTAAAACGCATGCGGGGATCCACGGGTTCGCCAATGCAGGGGTCGGCGGGGCGGGATTGCTCATGCACGAGACAACGACCGATATCTCGTTTTTCCACGACCCCGCCGCACTTACGACATGGGCGATCGGGAGCTTGACGTTACGTGTGTCGGCCGGGGTTGAAGTCCAGTAAACAGAAACGAGGGTCCGTTATGAGCGTCGGATTACCGGTCACGAAAAGCGAAATCGATTCGCGCGCGGGGGACATTGCGCGCGCGTTTCAACGGCAATTTGAGGACGTCGCAACGATGCAAGGGTACCTGACCGCGACGACCGAAGCGGATCTAGTCGCGCTCGGGTACACGACGGACGAAGTCGCGTCGCTCAAAACCGCGTACGCCGACCTGGCGCAATTGGGGCGGATTTGGGCCGGGGCCGAACCGCTCGCGGCCGCGAAAGATTTTCGCGTCTTTGTTTCGCGTCTCTGGGGGATCGGCGCGTTTTGACGCGTCGAGGGGGTACCAATGGTCCGACTGATTTTGCTCGTGTTCGCGCTCGTGTGCTTTGCCCTGGCCGCGCTCCCGATCACGCAACCCTATCAGGGCCGGTTGACGGCCGCGGGGCTCGCGTTTTTGGCCGCGAGCATGATCCCCTGGCCGACGTAAAACGCGCGTCACTTTCGCCTCAAAAATAGGCGGAAATAGGCGTCATGGGGCGGTAACATGGGGCGGTAAAACCGATAAAGCGTTTAAACGCTAGTAGTTAGGGATTCGGACGCGGCCCTCCTAAGGCGGGGGTCGGGGGTCCGAATCCCCCCGGGCGCGCCATTAGAATCAACAACTTACGGGGATCGTGGTCACGCGCTACCGCCCCGACCCCTAATTAGAAATACTCAAAAATAGGCGGAAATACGCAAAGTCAAATTACGTGGGGCGGTAACTGGGGCGGTAACTAAGGCGAAAGTCTAGATCCGATCGATAAATCGGGCGATCACACGTCGCCCGATTTGCGTCTCGATGACGACGCGGCCGTACCGCTCCAGCACACGGATCGCTTTGGCGTACGCGGTCAATTGCAACGAATCGAGTCGCCCGTCCGCGTCCCCGCAAGCCTGCGCGAGCGCGTCCGCGAGCGCGTCAAGGATCTCCGCGATTTCAAATTCCCTGGGCACGGGATCGATCCTGCCATAACGGCCGTACACGCGACGGGCCCGCGCGGATCGGGTGTCCGCGCGGGCCCTGGCCGTTGACCCCGTCTCCAACCGCCGTTACGGGGTCACGGTTTCTCGTCCGATTTTTCGATCAACATCAGGAGCATTTCCCGCTCGCGGTCAAGCTCCGCGAGTCGGACGCGGGCGCCAATGACCGCGAGCGCGGCCAGCGACGCTTTCGCCCGCGCGCGTTTCCATGCGATCGGCTCGGGGCCCGCCGCGGCAACGTGACCATTCGCGGCCGCGACCGCGGCCCGCTTTTTAGCGTATACGGCCTTCATTGCCGCGCTGATCCGTTTCCGACTTGCCGCGTCGTGTTTTGTGTATTTCTTGTTCCGTTTCCGCTTCGCCGCGGTTCGTTTGACCATGGCGATCACGCGCTCGCGGTTTTCCGGTTTCTGTGTCCAATGCACAAGGGCTCCTGACCTGGGCGGGGTTGACGGCCGCGGTCATGCCGACCGCGGGTATTTGAGTTTGACGGTCGACGGGATTTCCATGTCGAGATCCGGGCCGCGGGTCCCGACGTACTGAGGGGGCTTCAGCCCGAAATGGGCGTACAGCGTTTGTTCCATGAGCCACGACGCCGACTCGCCGCGCGCGGCCGCGATCATTTGGATCGCGTGCTTGATATGCGGCGGGAGCGCGCCCCCGAAATTGACGCGGCGAAGCCCCGATCGCAACCTGGGCGCGATATGTCTGGGCTTGTGATCTGGATCCGGTTTCATGCTCCCCCCATCGTTAGGACACGGTACGAACGAGCCGAAGGCGCCGTGCTACCTTCGGCGGGGGGAGCGTCGAAACTGTCGCATACGTCGCGGCCGCTTTGGTAATCGCGTCGCTGACGCGCTCGGAGACGGCGCCTTTCGTATAGCGTTTCGTCATGTCGAGCGTTGCATGCTGTAAAAGTTCCGCCACGGCCCGGATATCGCCGGTCTGGCGGTACATTTCCGATCCGAAACTGTGTCGCAAATCGTACGGATGGCAGCGGGGCGGAAGGTTATCTAATTCTTCGAGCCACGACCGATCGCCCGTGTCCTCAGCGTGACGCGCGGCCGCTTTCATCGCGCGCGCGATCCCGACCCGCCACGTTTTGCCCATGCTGGAATTTGAATAGGGGAGCCCGAACAACCCCGCCGCGGCGAAATCGCGGAACGCGTCGACCGCGGGCGGGACAAGCGCAACCCATGACCCGACGACCCCTTTTCCCTTCCGTCGTCGCGACAAGTAGACGCGCGCCCGTTTCAGATCCAAATGGCGCGATTGGATCCGTTGGAGCGTCGCGGGCGGGATCCCCGTCCAAGCGATCACGCGTAAGCGGATCTGCGTAACGCTGACGGTCGGCCGCGTCCCGCCGCGCTCCGCGCGCCCGTGCCCGGGCAGCGAATCGAGAATCAGCCGAACCGCGCGTACCGGTACTTCGCGTACTTCCTGCTCGGGCTCGGGAAGGAATTTGATTTTGTCAGTCGGGGCGGGCGCGTCGACCCCGTCAAGCCCGTGAAACAGTTTCCGCAAGCGGGACAGACGTTTGTTGACGCTCGCGGCCGCGGCCCCCGCGTCGATCCATCGCGCGATTTGCGACACGAGATCCAGACGGGTGATCTGGGCGCGCGCTTTGGCGCCCACGGGCGCATCGATCCAATGCTGAAGTACCCACCCGCTTTCCGTTTTGTACTTCCCCTCGGGCAGCGTCGCCAGATAGACGGGGATATCGGACGCGAGCGTCCCCAATGCGGCCGCGGCGGGCCGGTCCAGAATGAGATCCTTTTTCGCGCCATGTTGCGCGGCGATCATTTTGGCGACGTCGGTTCCCAGTGGGAATTTGAGGTATTTGCGTTGTTGCGTCCCGTCGCGCGAGCCCCCGATACGGACTTCCGCGACGAGCTGATTTCCCTGGCGATAAATTCCTGGGGCGATCGGGATCTTCGTTGTCTGCCGTGGCATTGTCGTTGCTTCCCTGGTCTGTCATTCGGCGCGTAATCGGTCGCGTCGAGCCCATATAACAACGGGCGTGCTTAATTCTAGCTAATTTTGAACACGAAATTTGACTCTTTTTCACGAAAGGAATACAACGTCTCGCGTCGTCGTTGTCGTCGTTTCTGTTGGCGTTGCCGGAATACGCACCGTTTGAACCGATCCCACGAAATACCGCGACCCCCGCCGCGGGTAAGGTTTCGAGGACAGACACGAAGGGCTTTCACCCATGAAGTCGCCCGCCGTGACCGATCTATCGTCGTTGCCCGTCATCCTGACAATCAGGGAAATTGCCGCAATCTACCGAATCAGTCTCGCGACGATTCGGCGGGGGCTCCAGAATGGGACGTTTTCGCCCCGCCCCTGGGACCGCTACCCGTACCGTTGGCGTCGTGACGACGTTGACGCGGATTTGAAGCTCCGTCGCAAGGAACAACCCCACAAGCCCCACGGGTTCGCCTCGACGCGCGCCCGTCGTCCCCCGGCTAAAGCGACGCTCCCCAACCGATCGACGCGTACAGCGTCATAGGGCCCGTCTGGCGGTAGTTCCGGGGGTCGATCGTGAAATGGTTTCAATTGGACGCGGACGCGCCAGAAGATCCGAAGATCCGGGCCGTCGTCCGGGCCCTGGGCGTCGAGGGATTCGGCGGGCTCGTCGGGTTGTGGTGTCACGTCGCCAAACACGGGCGGAAGCCCGGACAAGCGATCGATTCGCGGGGCGCCCCGCTACCGATCGATGATCTCGTCGCCGCGACGGGACTGACCCCGGACCAATTCGACAAATTGATCGACGTCTGTACCCGCTCGGGACATTTCAAGCGGGACGTCTGGCAAATGTACCGCGGGATCTGGATCCCCGCCATGGAACGACGCGCCGATCGGTACGCGCAACGGATCGCGCGGTCGAGTCAATTACAAATCGATTGGAGCGGGCAATCGTGACCGCGCGTTCCACGGGGAACACTTGTACGCACAAGGTACGCACGGGGTACGCACAACGTGCGTTACGTGTGCCTCTACAAGACAGTACAAGACAAGACAAAGATCCCGAAGATCGCGCCGAAAAACTGTGGAAAACCGCGCGCGGGTCAATGATCGCAAGTAGTTAGGCTGTGGAAAAGCCTGTGGAAAGGGTTTTTATGATGTCGACGACGCGATCGGTTTTGATCCTGCTATTCGGGCTCGCGGTCGCCGCATGCGATATCACGATCACAGCCCCGACGATTACCAACACGCTCAGTAACGACGTCAAGGTCACGAACGATTCGCACGACGTGATCAATTTCAACCCGACACTCCCGACGACCCCGACCAATCCGACGACCCCCGGGGTCGATAACACGTTGCCGTTACCGGCTGACGCGCAAGCGACCGCGACCGCGGTCGCCAATTCGGCCGCGGGCCAACTGTACCTGGCGCATAGCTGCCAAGATCGCGACGGGGTCAACGCTTGGCAATTCATGGATGCGATCGTGACCGCGCTCAAGGCTCGCGATACGCGATGGGGCTATCTCTGTAAAAACGGCAATTGCGCGGACATTTCCAAAGACGTGATCGCGTACCGCGCCACGAACGACAATACCGGCGTCTGGGGAGTCGACATTATCGGCAGTCACTGTGCCGTCCCGCCCGATCGCTCGACGTTTACCTGGAATGTCCTGGGCTTCGATCCCGTGGCGGTCTGGAAAGAATCGCGCCAGTAGTCCCATGGCTTTGTACTGGACAGATCAGCCCATGAAATCGGCGCGCGCGCTCTGGACAACGGCCCTGGGCGGGAAAATCGTTGCCCCGCGGACGAAGTACAACGCGCAACCAACGACGATCGACGGCATTTGGTTCGCGTCGCGGAAGGAAGCACGGCGATACGCGGAATTGCGCTTACTGGAAAAAGCGGGCGCGATCCGAAATCTGGAATTGCAACCCCGCTTTCCGATCATGGTCGCGGAGCTATGGCACGACGGCCCGCCGTGCTTTGTGCATTGCGGGGTCTATACCGCGGATTTCCGGTACCTCGACGTCGAGCGGGCCGCGGTCGTCGTCGAGGATACGAAAAGCGACGCGACGAAAACCGAAGCGTACCGTTTGCGAAAGCGTCTCATTGAAGCCATGTACGGGATCAAAATCTCGGAAGTCTGAAAGGGGCTCGTATGACGCCCGGGGAAATGATCGAATTTCGTCTGAACCAAAAGCGTTGCATTAAATGCGGGATACATTCCGCGCTCGTTTGGCCCTATCACTGCGACGGGTGTTTAAAAGCGATCGACCGCGAGCAAAAACTTAAACGTCAACGACAAGACGACGACGACGAGCGCGGGACAAAGAAACCCGCGGCGGTCTGACCTGACCTGTTATGCCCTGGGTATATTGCGCGGAGCCCGGATGTAGCGCGCTCGTTGTGCGCGGACGTTGCCCGACGCATGCGCGCGCGGTCGACTTGGCGCGCGGGTCGCGGCAATCGCGCGGCTACACAAATCGCTGGGCCCGTCGCTCGACACTCTTTCGCGCTCGCTATCCGCTCTGCGGCATGCGGCCAGATTGTCGCCCGCCCGTAATGTCGCGTTGTTACGACGAGAACCGGCCGACGCTCGCGGACGTCGTCGATCACGTCGTCCCGCATAAGGGCGATCAAGCTCTGTTCTGGGACGAACTACGTAATTGGCAGTCGCTCTGCTCTGCCTGTCATTCGCGGAAGTCGAGCGCGGGGCTCTAATCATGAAAGTAAGCGGGTCTACTTTTTATGATTCGGAATTGTTGCCAGCACTGAAAAACTATATTGCCCTGATCAATGCAGGGCCATACGTCGCGCAAATTGTGCACGTTTCTAGTACGTTGACCGATTTTAGGATCGGACGCTTACGTGAGCGTTTGTCCCTACCAGTGGAGCCGTCGTCAGTAATTGAAAGTCCCTGGGCTTTTGCTATCTCGTTTGAGCATCGCGCGCGTTTTGGTTCCGGTTGGTTGCACGGTTGGACACTGACAGAGGAAGACTGTCACGCTCGACGCTCGCATTGGATGCAACAAGACGGGGAGCGGCGAGAGATCACGAACATGGCGATTGATGAGGAAGATCCCAACGAATGCCGGGGTTGTGGGTCAAGTGATCTCGCTTGGAACGGGTTACGTTGGTGGTGCAACAATTGCGGATCGCGCGTCGATCGAATCGCAGTGTACCGGCGAATTATTGGCAATTTCTATAACTACAGTGGTGTCAACGACCGCGTACCTGTCGCGCCGTTTAACGATCATTGGTACGCGGAAACGACAGCCCTGTATCGCGTTCCGGCTTCGCTGAATTGGCCGCACGGGCGCATACGCCCACGCGTTCGCTACATTTCAGACGGGAAACCTAGACGACGATGGGCGAAACGGGCGCCGAAATCGAGCGCGGGACTATAACCATATGGCTTCGTTGTCCGTCGTGTCGCTTTGTCTGGCATGCGGCAACGATTCGCCCGGGCTATTGGTGGGCCGTGGGCGTCACACCGGAACGGATCGCGGGGCAATGCTATTGCGCGCGTTGTGACCATGCCCCGCCCCTGGAGATAGTCGGCAATGAAGAACCCACACAACGTCGACTCGACTTCTAACCGCGAGCGGTACCGCCCGGGCGATCGCGTCTGGTATGTGATTTCCGGGGTCGACGGTTCCCCCCCGCTCTGGGTTGCGGCCGTCGTCGTGCGGGCGACGCGCTCGCGGGTCAGCATTAGGGCCGCGGTCGGACGGTCCCAGACGCGCCACGTCAGCCCCGCCCGTCTGACGATGACCCTCCCCCCGGCCGACGTGACCGCCATTCTCTATCTGACTGGCGAAGCGTCGACCTGGGCGCGACGGGCGCCCCGACGTCGGGATCGGAAACGGCCCGATTTGCACAAGGGCAGAACTACCCGAATTGCCCCCCCGCGCGAGCGCGACCCAGAGCCCGAGTGGAACGATGGCCGAATTGCATTCGACCCCCGGGGGGGTATGCGAAATCGTGCCAAGAATGACTCTGGGGAC